AGGTCCCGAGTTCGACTCTTGGTGGCGGCACCATTTTAATTCCCTGTTAGCTCAGTTGGTAGAGCAAATGACTGTTAATCATTGGGTCCGTGGTTCGAGCCCACGACAGGGAGCCAATTTGGAGGGGTGGGTGAGTGGTTAAAACCATCAGACTGTAAATCTGACGCGAGAGCTACGCTGGTTCGAATCCAGCCCCCTCCACCAACTTGTTTTAAATATTTAATTGAGGTATAATAATATTATGCGTTTAAGAGAAATAATTAAAGACGAAGCACTTGATCAATTTGTAGTTGAACATCTTAAAGAAGATCTAGATATAAATGAAGATACACGATATCCAGATACAAATTTAGTAAATGCATTACATCGTGTGATTGCATACTATAGTGTTCCTGGCGAATATGAGGATGGAAAGTATGATGACAAAAGTTAGTTTAGTAGGTATGACGACGCCCAGTGCGAGTACTGGATGCAAGTCTGCGGCAGAGTTGATCGCTTACGCGGCGCGGGTAAGTAATCCCGCAAATCAGAACAACACCAAAACCGCCAAGAAACTTCTAGGATATCTTATCAAAGAAGGTCATTGGTCTCCTTTTGAAATGGTATCAATTACCATGGAAATTACCACGACTCGTGATATCTCTCGGCAGATTCTGCGACATCGGTCTTTCTCGTTTCAAGAGTTCTCTCAACGATATGCTGTCAGCGAGTCCTTTACCACCAATCGTGAAGCACGTAAACAGCATCCCACCAATAGGCAACTAAGTACCTTAGATGACGATACAGAACGTCAGAGAAAGGCACAGGAGGTTTTTAGTGAGATGCAAGCAGAGGTGTCCAAAGTTGCTAAGGATTACTATGAGATGGCACTCAACACTGGTATCGCTAAAGAACAAGCTCGCGCGTTGTTACCCGAAGGATTGACAGAGACCACATTGTATATGTCTGGTACTCTTCGTTCGTGGGTTCATTACTGTGAGTTGCGAATGGGTCATGGTACTCAGAAAGAGCATATGGATGTCGCTAAGATTGCGTGGGAAATTCTCAGCGTACATTTTCCAGACGTAACCGCAGCAGTCGAGGAAATGAACAGTTGAACATCTTTTATTTAGATCACGACCCCATTAAATGTGCACAACAACACTGTGATTCGCACGTTGTTAAGATGTGTATTGAGTATGCGCAGTTGTTGTCTACCGCACATAGAATTGTTGATGGCACTATGTGGTTGGGTAAAACGGCGAACGGAAGATCTATTAAACGATACTTCTTAGAAAACGGCGAGATGAATTCTATTCTATATAAAGCGTCGCATATCAATCATCCTTCTAATATCTGGGTGAGAGAATCTCGTCAAAACTATCAGTGGTTGTACGATATGTGGATAGCGTTAGGTGACGAATATACCTATCGATATGGAAGGGTTCATGAATCGGTTAGAAAACTAGAAGGTCTTCTTCTGTTTGCTCCTATCGAATTGTTGAACACCTCTTTCACCCAACCAACTCCAGCGATGGGTGCATACCCGCAATGCATCGTAGAAAACAATTCCATCGCTTCTTATAGAAATTACTATTGGGAAGCAAAACAGACTCTTGCCAAATGGAAAAATAGAGAAACTCCAATGTGGTGGAAAGAATTTGCTACTAAAGAGAAAGAAAAAACATTGGGCACTATAGGGCAAGAATACGGATTAATTCTGGAGTAGAAATGGCAGGCAAAGGATCAAAACCAAGACCTCTCTCTGTTGATAAGAAAGAGTTTGATAGTAAGTGGGATAATATTTTCAGGAATAAAAATATGAAAGAACACAAACATAATGTACAGATCTCTGAAGAAATATCGCGCCATTGGTCAGACAACGGCAAGAAAGAGGGCGTTGTATTAAAAACACAAAAGGGTTACATGGTAGATCTGTATGAACAATCACGGTTCATTCGAACAGTTGACTGCAGTAATCATTCACTGCAGTGGGCAGAAGATTGCGCGGAGAATTATGTTCTTTCTTAGGAAGAATATATTGTTTGAATTAAATCTTCAAATTGCTCTACCTTGTCCAATCGATTGGGCCAATAGATATAATCTTTTTCTGGATTTTTCTTCAGGTTTGAAAGGAGAGGTTGGATAGCGTTGTACAGTTTCTCTAATCTCTGTTGTGACGAACTTGCCTCGGCAGAAGTTGCTTGAATCGTTTGTGCTGCTTGTTGAACAGCTTCTAACTCCTGTTCGTCTACGGCAGTAAAACCGAAATCGAAAATATCGCTTGACATTTGTTACCTCTTTTGGTATACTTAATAATAACATTATTTAGGGTATTTTAAAATGAAGATTGTTGTTGCGGGTTATGGACCCGTTGGACAAGCAGTACACTATGCACTAGAACAACTGCCTAGTGAGCAGGATGTTTTTATTGACGATCCTGCAAAGGGTTGCAACTATTATCGAGATGAACAGATCGACCCGCCTGATGCTGTTGTGATTTGCGTTGCGACACCCGCTCTTCCTGACGGTCAGTGCGATACGTCTAACGTTGCAGCAGTCCTTGACAAGTACTACTCGTGTAACCCAGACACTAAGTTTCTAATCAAGTCTGCGGTTGATCCTTTGTGGTTGAGTGATATTCACGAGACTGCTATAATCGCGTCTGGTACGATGGATTCTGTTCTTGATGTACATTATCGCCTGACATACTCGCCCGAGTTTCTTGGTTCGTCTAATATGCACCGATCTACCAAAGAAGAGTTCATGAAGCAAACTTTTGCTATCTACGGTGGCGATGACTGTCGGTTCTGGGATGAGTTGTTTAAACCAGTTTTGCCTGAACTGAAAGAAGTTCGTTACTTGTCATTAGAACAAGCAGCGTTCTCTAAGTATGTGGAGAATTGTTTCTTAGCAACTCGAGTCACTTTCTTTAACGAGATGTATAGCATCTATAAAGAGTGTGGGTTTGAAGGGTTTGATGGTATGATTGATGCTATCGCACTTGATCCTCGCATTGGTAAATCTCATTCGCAGGTGCCAGGACCAGACGGTAAGTTTGGATACGGTGGGCATTGTTTGCCGAAAGATATGTCGGCTTTAAGATATATCACTAGAAATTCACCTTTGCTAGACGCAATCGTAGATGCAAATGAGGAGTATCGTAATGGCAACTAAATGGGAAGAACCCTCTGGGACTATAGAGAGGGCGAAAATTAAACGCAAGCGTAAACCTATGTCCGAGGAACAACGCCTTGCAGCGAGCGAGAGATTGCGTAAGGCAAGAGAAGCGAGGGGTCCAGCAAAGAACCTTTCGCTTCCTGAGAATATCCGGAACCTAGACAAAGACCATTACTTACACCCCGATAAGGTAAAGGAATGGATCAAGGTTTGGAAAGCAAAGATCAGCGGGATGAAATACTGGAAAGATTCTAAAGACAAGAATCAACGCCAAGAATACCAGATAGCAGAAACTTACATTAAGAACATGCAAAGTTATTTGACAACGGGAACATGGTGCGATTTTTGGTATGGAGAGAATAGAGAGCACCAAATTGTTTGGAAGGTCATAGCGAATGCTTATGAGTTTAATGGTGAGATTAAGAGAACCAAAGGGCATTTCTATACCGATGTTGGTTTTTATGGAAGGGAAGAAGAAGATGAATCTTGATGGGTTAATGTTAACAAAGAATAAATTTACAAAGATGGTTGAATCAACTGTATTGGAAAAACGTATTTCATATATGGACGCTGTGGTTCACCTCTGTGAAAAAAACAATATCGAAATAGAAGAGATTAAGAAGTACATCTCTCCTGCAATAAAGGGTAAGATTGAAGTCGAAGCCCAAAACCTGAATTTCATGCCGAGGGGTAATGCCCTGACGTTTGAATGATTGCTTGTTTTTTATAAAAAAAAGAAGTAATATATATGTCTATATTATGAATAACGTGGATAAACTAAGTACCATACACTGTTAATACAAGGAAATACATATGTCTTTTGAAAATCTAAAGCGCAATCGCGCAAGTGCCATCTCTAAACTCGTATCTGCTGCCGCTGGTGATAGCGGTCCATCTGATAAGAAATCTTATGTTGACGAGAGAATCTGGAAACCAACTGTTGATAAAGCAGGTAACGGTTATGCAGTTCTTCGTTTTCTACCTCCAGCAGAGGGTAACGAATTGCCATGGGTACGCTACTGGGATCATGGATTTAAAGGTCCAACTGGTCAGTGGTATATCGAGAAGTCTTTGACTTCGATTGGTCAACAAGATCCTGTATCAGAATCTAACAGCAAATTGTGGAACTCTGGTAACGACCGCGACAAAGATGTTGCTCGTGAGCGTAAGCGCCGTTTGCATTATGTCGCAAATGTCTTGGTTGAACAAGACGCTGCAAATCCATCTAACGAAGGACAAGTAAAACTGTTTGTCTTTGGTAAGAAAATCTTTGATAAGATCATGGATGTAATGCAACCACAATTTCAGGATGAAGATCCTATCAACCCATTCGACTTTTGGGAAGGTGCGTCTTTCAAACTAAAGATCCGAAACGTCGAAGGTTATCGTAACTATGATAAGTCTGAATTCAGTTCTCCCAAAGCATTATCGCAAGACGATGATGAGTTAGAAGAGATCTACGGGAAGGTTTATGACCTGAACGAGTTTACTGATCCAGCGAGTTATAAGACATACGAAGAACTTTCTTCGCGTTTGGCATTAGTTCTTGGTGAATCGTCAGCGTCTACTCAAGCGTTTCGTGCAATAGAAGAGGTTTCTGAACCTGCTCCTATGAAGGTCAAACCCGCGCCTGAGATCGCTTCTGCTAGTTCTGACGATGATGAAGATGATACTATGTCTTACTTTGCTAAGTTAGCACAAGAAGACTAATTTGCTCGTCAGGCAATCGTGCGAACAAAGGCATAATGCATTTTGTTCATCTGCCGTAAACTTGACGCTGGTTGATGACCTTGGGTATCCCGCGTTGGAACACATGTAAGACGGGAGTGTGTTCTCCTTAAAACCACCAGAACAATCACTAAGGCACCTTCGGGTGCCTTTTTTATTAGTATCCTAAAGACAATCCGTCAAGTGCACTTGGTGTATCCATAATCATAGACTGATTACTAACGCTGTTGTTGCTAACGGTTGAAGGCGCATTAACTATTACTGGGGCAGCACTAGCGGATGCTTTTGCGTCTTCTCTTTCTTTTGTTTCTTTTGTAAGTGCTTCGGCAGATGCTGCTCTAACGGTGAGATCTGGTTTGGTCATTATTTGCGTTGGCGAAACACTCACAGTTCCTGGACTTCCTGGAACGCCCAAAGTTCCTGGATTTCCTGGAACACCCACATCTCCTGGACTTCCTGGAACACCCACATCTCCTGGACCACCTCGTTCGCTGACGGGATATTCAGATTCTTTATATTCAGGTGCACCAAAAATCATCTCGCTCACTAATTTGAATACTGACTTCTCTTTTTGTTTCAAGAATGTTCTTACTTCTTCGATAGACGCCCCAGAAGCAACTAGTCTCCTTGCCTGACCAAATGCAACCGGACCAAGACCAGTAAATTCTTCTGTCATGTTGTTCAATTCGTTAGAAGGGTCGGTCTGAGATATACTAATAGTTCCCTCGCCTTTTTCAAAATCAAAATCACCAAACGATTCTTTGAACTTCTCGCCACCACCATTCTCTGTAACCATTTCTTGCTGTAAGATCCTCGAACTCATACCTTCTGAGTATTGGTTTCCAACAGATCCAGAATCTAATGAAGCGATCGCCGATGCGTTTCTCTCTTGGGCCGATTCCACAACATTTCCAGCAGAATCCATAGTAGTTGTGGATTCTATTTCTGATGATTCTTTTGCACTTATCACGGCATTGCTACCTGTTTTCCCACCGCCCATATCAACTTGATCAGGCATAAACGGATAGAAAGGACCAAACCCCACCTTACCAATAACAGGAACATCAAACTCTATTCTTGGAACGCCGATCTCAGCAAACATGTTGGTCATCATGCTCTTGATTTTTGATAGGTCAAAGAAATCGCCCGAAACAAACTCTGCGATCGCATTACCGGCATCATCTAGGATATCACCAATAAAGGAGAACATTGATGTGACTGGTTCGAAGAAATTAGATAGTTTTTCCCCAATAGTTTCTATGATCGGTACAATGCCGAGGGAGTCGATCATGTCGGAGAAAAATTCAGAAATAGCAGTGGGTATAGAAGTTATCCATTCTTCGAAACTATCCATTATTTCGGCAAACGATTCTTGAAAACTAAAGTTGTCCAGTGCCTTCTCGACATCAGCAAACCCAAGTGCTCCGGCGACCCAAGAAACAAGGTTCTTTATTTGATCCAGCGGCCACATGATAAACATATCAAGAACTTCTTCAATGCCCCGAGTAAGACCTCTTAGAATTTTTGTGCCAAATCCATCTTCTGCGTTAGCAGTAAATCCATCAACAACCCCTTTGATAAACTCGATTGCTGCCAATGCTCCGGCAAGAACTAAAGCAACCGGAGCAAGAACCGTCATTGCTGCTGTTGCAAATGCCGTTATAGCAGGAACAACTGTTGACATTATAAAAGCACCCATAGAGGTTAATGCAGCACCCATAGAGGCTATAGCGCCGGTTATAGCAGGAAGCGTTGTACCTGCTATGTAAGTCATTGCTGGCCCTAACACAGTACCTATTATAGCAGAAAAAGTTCCAAGACTTTTCATAACTGTAGAAAGAGTTCCTCCAAATCCAGTAATATCAGCAATGTATTTGAGAAGACCTTTTTCTCCGATCTCTTTTGCAGCGTCTTCCTTTCCTTTACCAAAATCTGCCTTGGCGCTCGAAACTAGTCCTTTCTCTCTATTTTCTTCTTTCTTTTTATTATCATCCTGTTGGTCTTTTATCAATTTGTTATTTGCTTGTTCAATTTGGAATTCATTGAGTATCTGAACTTCTTGCACCAAATCTTTGGAAAAATTCTTGATGGATTCCGCGATACTTTTAATATTCTTGTCAATAGATTGGAAGATCTTAAGAGCGTCAGTCTCTTCCTCAGATTCCCTTTCCGAAATAGTTAATCTACTTTCGTTGGCAATCTGCAATGCTCTAGTGACTTCTGCCAGCTGAGTAGAAGCTGGCAGAAAATCACCACCCATTGGTTCAATAATATTTTTATCGTCCGCCATTTTGCTGTTTAATCCTTTCGTTCTCTTCTTTAACGTGTTCAATTAACATCATGACATAAATTTCCCTCTCCCAAGGTAACATTTCGTTCAATTCCGTTAATGAATATTTGTGGTGCTGCATTAACTGAAAATTCAACTTATAATGATTTACCAAACTGTCATGAGAGAGGCATATTAGAAAAAATTCTGCATTCCTTCTATTGTTCTTTTATTTTCAGCACCGCAATGCTCACAAGTAAACTCTAGTTCATACGTTGTCTTGGGCATTTCCTTTAAATACTCTGCCAACATAAGGAACTGAGATGATGTCATTGATTCTAGAAACTCTTTAATACTATCTTTTGGTTCGTCTCTGGTTGCAATTCGTTCTTCTTCTGTTTCAATGGCAACCATACAACTCGCTACTAAATCAAAGGCACCTTCTGAATTCCCATTAAGCATATGAGATCCATCGGTAAGATTACTATAAGAAGGATATCCCATTTCTATTGTAATCTCATCACTAATAGCAATTTTATTTGATACTTTGTTATCTGGTATCTTAACTTTGACTTCTTCTAAATTAATTGATACCTCGTTCTTAGTATTACATTCACCACAAGTTACGCCAACCTTGGTTTTTTCCCCTACAGATTTTGCTCTAATCTGAGTGAACATATATTCTACATCAAACGTTGTCAACGTAGAGGGATTAATATCGCCCTGCACACAAGACACTATAGTGTCCAATACTGCTGCCAATGTTGCTGTCTCATCTCCTGACTCAAACGCCATCAATAAAACTTTTTCTTCTTTGACCAAATAAGGTCTAAACCTCACGCTCTTTTGCGTAGAGGGGACAGTCAACTCAAACTTCGGACTATCATTTAACTTAGGTAACGCCATTTCATTCTCCGTTTATAATAAAATCATTTTGTAAATTATATACCCCTATCCAACTCCGCTTCTGCTTGTGTTGAGATTTTTAATTTTCCTCTATTGAATGCATTAGATTGTTGTAATCTCTCCTGTTGATTGACACTAGTATTTGTTCTCCAATTTTTATAACTAAACTCCACTGTCAACTCTACAGGCATATCTTGAGAATTGTCTGAATAATTTATTCCTGTTATTGATATGGGATATGCTTCTTCCAAAATGCAAGTATAGATTACTCGTTCGGGAAGAGAAGTTACTTGATTTGATCGCCCAACGGAAATGTCGTTAGATTGTTGAGTATTTTTACCGATCGGTGTTATTTTCTTTTTTAATTCTGCGACGTTTTGGTTTGGGGCCATTTGCTTTACAGTGATTTGTCGAGTGAAATCGTTATAATAACCCACTTCGTAGGAAGTGTTACTTACAATCGTGTTCATCCACGACTCAAAATAATACCTAACAAAAGAATCGTTAAGGACAGTGAATGTCATGGAAACATTTTCTTTAGCATATCCATAAGGGATAAGTTTCGTGGTTATGCCAATTCTACGCTCTGTGGTAAGAATTTGTCTTCCTGGCATATTAACAGCACGGCACATCGTATCTAAACGTTTTGCGTTGTTCTCTGCGGACAGTTCAATTCTGTACTGATTCGCCTTCGAAATTCCGCCACCGGAAGATATTAGGTTTTTCATTTCTTCTATATTATATGCCACTGATTACTTTCCTTGAGTCTGCGTATACTTTATTGGGATTACCTTTAGCCCAATCTGCCGTTGGTAAAAATACTGCAATTTCATATTCAGGAGCACTTACTTTTGCAAACTTTCCTCTAACGTGATCAGTTAAATAGTGTTTGAAGCAAGGGGCAAAATACTTTAATTTTGATGATCTCTTTAAAAATGAGTATGACAACTTAAACTTGGTCGAATCGTCATATTTCTTATTATTTGTTATATCCAACAACCCATCTAAGAACTTCGCCCTCAAAGTTTGGGGAAGATAGTGTAGGTTTAATCCATAAAAACCACCCTGTGCTGGTCCAACAACAATCACTAATGGGAATTTATCATAGTAAGGAAGTTGATCCTTTGTCTTGGGGTCATAGAAGAACATGTACATGTGTCCGGCGATTTCACTACTCGATTTCTTTAGTTCTTCTTCTTTCATCAACGCTTCGCGATTAACTCCACGAATTGCTTGTGCTTTTTTACGAAACCAATCGCGAGACTGCGCTGTCCTTGGGGTGATCCCAGACCTAAACGCTGCCAGTTCTAATGTTTTAAATAAGTTGCTCATGAATACTATTTAGTCTTTTTTCTAGAATATGGTTTCAGTTTTTTCAGAGGTTTGAGCGGTTTCTTCATTATACCCTTCTCTCTCAACTCAACCTCAGTCCATATCTCAAACCTCCAACCACGGTCTTTTGCATATTCGTTTGCTGCTTCCCACTTGTTCATATTCTTAACATAGGTGAGTGCTTCGGTCAGATACTTCTTGTTTCGAGTATTAACTTTTTTGGGCGGTGTGGTTTCTTTGTTTGGTTTTACTTCAACCAATGTGACACTACCATCTCTCCAGGTTACTTTGAAATCCATATAGTATCGATGCATCTTTTTATCCACATCATAAACATAAGGAATAACGGTTTCTTCGCTCGACCATGATTTAACATCAGACGATCCATCAAAATGCATCATACAATATTTTTCCCACATTGACCTATATACAACCATTGTCGGGTCACCTGCATACTTACTTGGGTTTTTGGGTTTATATCTTCCAGAATATGCCATTTTTTCACTATAAATAAACGTAATCACCAATATTTATAGAGTGCATTATAATGGCCACCGCCCAACCTCAAAACTCTGATGTTTCTCAAGAAAAAGTCATCGGATCTTATACTGCTTCAGACCCAACTGATGATACTAATTTATCCTTTCCGGTAGATGATGTTTCTGATTACAAAGGAAGAATTGTTTTTTCTGTAGTCGACGAAGTCGTTTCTAATTTTAGCGAAATACTGTCAGGCGTTACTTCAGAAGTTGACCAAAACACCAGAGATAATGAAAAAGACGAGAGAGGAGATCTAATAAAGAAAACAGCTCAAGAACAGAAAGAGGAAGCAGAAAGAAGAGCACAAGCAGAGACGCAAGGGTTGCAACCAAGAAGAAGATCATTTAAAGAACCCAAAGTACAACCAGGACGAAGAGTTACTCTATATTTACCGCAAGCAATTCAATTTGCTGATGGGGTTCAATATGAGAATCAAGACCTTGGTATGAGCGGTGGTGCTGCCGAAGCTGCTGTACAAGGCGGCCGCGCTCTAGGCGTTGGGCAAGGGATTTCTTCATTGGTTGATCAGTTTACTGGACCCGCTTCTGATGGCGTGGGCAAATTAGTATCGACGCAACTTAGTGGTATGGCTGGGGACGCAGTTGCCGCTGGGGTTAAATCCGCCACAAGGATTACTGTAAATCCCAATACAAGGGCATTATTTAAATCGGTCAATATGCGAACGTTTTCATTCTCCTTTAAGATGATACCGCAGTCGTCCAAAGAGGCGCGTAACATAACAGAAATTATTAAATTATTCCGAACAGAACTATATCCTGAAGAATTATTTTTGGGTCAAGAACAAGATGGTTCTGGATCAATCCCCATTGGTTATCGATTTCCTAGCAGATTTTTAATTAAAATGTTTTATAATGATATAGCAGTTGCAACAAAACTATTACCTTGCTACCTTGAAAATTTCTCTACTACATACAATGCAACTTCTATGGGTATGCATAAAGACGGAAATTTCCAAGAGGTTGATATCTCTATGACGTTTAGAGAGTCAAGAACATTATCTAGAGCGGATATAAGCGAGGGTAAATACTAATGTCATCTTTTTTTAAAAATTTTCCATTAATAAAATATTCTTTTGGTGATAATGAACCTTTGGTATATTTTCAAAAGATTTCAACAGGAGTTGATTTAATTGATGTATTGAAAGAACAGATTTCTGTTTATACCAAACAGACTATCCTAGACAACGAAAGACCCGATACGCTTTCATATAAATTATACGGCACAAGCGATTACTACTGGACTTTCTTTTTGATGAATGATAAATTGCGAGAGTCTGGATGGCCGGTGCCTTCTGAGAGAGAATATGAGGTTCTGTACGAAAGATATCCAAATTATACAATGACCACAGACTCTTTCGTTGCTACTAGTTTTCCAGTAGGCACCAAAGTAAAAACCAGTACTGGATATTTTGCCACCGTTTTAAAGAAAAATTTAGATCTGGGGCAGATAATCATAAAACCTAATGGATTTAAAGAGGTATATGTCAGTCAGGCAAATTCTTATCAAATAATTGGAGCAACGCCTTCTGAATATCCAAATAACTTTACTGGAGTAACTTCAATATCTTTTGATGACGGAAGTATAACCCAAGTAGCTTCAGTTTGGTTGTCACAAGCAGAATATAATGCTGCCCATCATTACGAAGATTCTAAGGGAGAATACGTCGACGTTAACCCTTATTCTCAGGACCGTTCTGGTAAAAAGTTGGTTACGGTTAAAGATCGATTTCAAGCGAAAAATAGAGACCTCAAAGAAATAGTTGTTCTGAGACCAGAAGTTGCTGATTCTGTGGTCGGGGAGTTTAAGAAGTTGCTCAGAACATGACCCAAAAAATTTCGCAACAATATAAAATTATTAAAGCAGAAATTTCTGCCGAACGCTTGGGTTCAGCGACTATTGACGTAAGAGCGATGATCGGCGAATTAAATTTATTTGAAACATTAGAGAAACCATACTTAACGGGAACTGTTCTTCTGTTAGATGATAAATCTATTATGGATAAACTGAATTTTCGAGGAACCGAGAAAATAACAATTGAAATTTCCAGCGTTGCTGATATTAACGAACCGAGAATTGGTGGTCCCGAAGGAAAAGAAAAAACTTTTTTGATGACAAAGATCGAAAAAACCATAAGAACCAATGACAAAACCGAAGTGAACCTGATAACCCTTGTCGAAGAACATTTTTTCTTTGACAAATTAATCAAAGTCAGTAAATCATATACTGCATATCTCGAGGGTATAATGACCGAGATATTTGTTGGTTCGTTAAATAAAAACGTAGACCAGTCTTATTTAACAAAATCGGCGCAGGGCGTGAGGAAAATAAATGTGCCCTATATGCATCCGCTCGAAGCTGTTGATTGGATACGGGATCGAGCAACCACCGAACTTGGCGGACCATTTTTCACCTATTCTTCGGTCTTTGATAATAATATAAGAATTGCATCTCTTGATGGATTGCTAGGAAAATCGTCCTTCAATAGTAGAACACCGTTTATATATTCATCAGCAATGGCTCAGAAATCAGAAGATCTTTCAGAAGAACAAAGAAGTTTTTTGATTGAGGGGTTTAAGATGAGTGCCTCTGAAGATTCTATGAAAATGGTATCTAAAGGTGCCTTGGGTTCTTTATATACCAATACTGATATCGGAACAGGATTAACATCAAGAGATAGATTTAGTATACGTGACATTTTATCTGAGATGAAATCTCGAGATTTAATACCGCCTGAGAGTTCTCAATCTGTTTTTGATGAAAATCAGTTCTTTATTAATAAATACGCAGATCAATATGATTCAAAAGTATATCATCAAATAACTTCTTCGGGAACATATGATAAGTTTCAGGGATATCATGACGTTACCGATTCTCGTGAACACACATTGAAATTAAAAAACATCTCAATTCGTAATGCATTATATAGAAACATGTTGAATGTTGTTGTTCCAGGCGTGGCGTTTATGTATGCTAAAATTAGCGTTGGTGATATTATGCGTTGCCAATTTGCATCTTCTGTAGACGACGCAAAGGTTAATGACACAGAAAGTTTGACGGATAGACAAAAATCTGGCGATTATTTGATCTATGCGGTTCGGCATATGTTCAGAGGAACCAAACATTCTGCTTCTGTGAACATTACTAAATTAACCAAAGACTATTTGTCGAGCAGTAAATAATGAAGACAGTTAATAGCGAATATTATGGAGATGAAACTCGTTGGTTTATCGGAGTCGTCGTCAATTCATCTCCTCCTCCTGGACTAGAGGGAAGAATAAAAATAAGAATACATGGCGTACATGATCCATATAGCGGTAATGTACCCGAATCAGATTTGCCATGGGCGACTGTTGCGCTTCCTTTGACTGAGGGTGGTAGTTCGGGCATTGGAAGGATTCCGCAAGTTCTTCCTGGAGCATTCGTCTATGGAATATTCATGGACGGTAAGTCTTCCCAAATACCTTTAGTGTTGGGATCTATGACCAAATTAGAATTTCCCACAGACGTTCAGATAAAATCCTCAAAAGATAAAGCGTTTAGTCAGTTCAAGTCAAACTATGATCCCGATAGAAAACTTAATACTGTTACAGAAAGCATCGAAGACGATGAATTGCCTAAAGTGAATGTTGCAAAAAGAAGAAGTCAATGTATGATGTTCTTCATTGATAATAATTATACGCCAAGACAAGCAGCAGGAATAACTGGTTGTATTGAGGCAATTTCACAATTTGTCACGCATGATCCTGATAATTTAAATTCGCCATATTTCGGGATAGGTAAATGGATTCGTGGAGGAAGTAGGTTTAATGCTTTATTTCAATTTGCTGGACAATTTTCTCAGAAACAATTAAATACTAGGTTTTCGATTCAACTTCAATTCGTGTTATATGAGTTGAGGACAACGTTTTCACCAGCAAATTCTAAATTATTAAAGACCGAAGTTATTGATGGAGATGGAGGTTCTGTAGATGTGATAAGTAGATATTATATGAAAGATCGCACAATTGCTGGAGGTAATATCACTAAATCTTCGATAACAACTGATCGAGGAAAAAACCTCGCGATTGAATTAGCCACAACTGCATATGAACAGGCAACGAGTAGATAATGACAATATCAAAAGATAAATTAAAAGAAACGGTTAAACTTCCTCAGAATGTAATCAAATCTTATGGCTCTGTTGATGCCGCTGCAGACGTAACCAAAGAAACGTTTTCCGCTGTAAAACAGACAGCAGTGGGAGCAAAGACAAGTGACACGGTTGGCGGAATTAAATCTCTTAGTTCTAAAACAGATGTTCTTGGTGCAATCAATTTAGATCCAACCGAAGGATTAGTAACTTCGGAAGCTGCTCCTGGAATGATAAATAATGCATTAAACACTAACACTAGTGCGCTCAACATAAACCCAGGAGTTACAATTAATATTAGTTACTCAGACAGCGGTTATGTAAATGAGATAATAAAAACTCCTGGACCTGCCACTGATATCTCTACTATAATCTCTAAAATGACGGGTCTTGGTGCAGCGCCAGGATTTTTGCAGAATATGATTTCTGCTGCTAACGCAAAAGGTATTACAAAATCTTTAGGATCGTTACCTGGAAAGATCGGAGCGTTCTCTAGTCCTAGTGCCGTCAATGCTATTTCCTCTAGAACGCAAGCAGTTGTTGATCAAATGGTTTCTACCGCAATTACTGATGGTTCGACTGCTTCACAGTTATCTCTCGATTCTGTTTCCGCCGAGGGTGCAAATGCTATAGCAGACGTTGCTAGTATGATGAACAATGGCGGAACAGTTTCTAACTTATCAAAAACGTTGAACCTTGTTTCCGGAGCGACTAATCCAAAAAATCTATTTGAATCAGTGAGAGATTATTCGAACACTCGAGCTGGTGTTGTCAATAAAACAAATCAATTTCAAAGTGATGTTGATCGTATTTTTCCTAAATCAGATTTAGGTTTTGCACAAGATTTGGTCCAAAAAGTTGACCCAAATAGTGTCGCAAACATATTCCGAAATGCTGGTGTTGATGTTCCACCAAAAGAACAAAAACGAATTGCCGCGCTGGCACAAGGAACTCCCAGCGAAAGGGTTGAGGCATTATCTATTTTAAGAAAAAGTACCGGTAAATCGACAAAACAAATTGATAAATTTTTGTTAGATCTAGATACTACAGTAGCGGGTACAGTAATTGTTGACACTAGCAACAGCGTTTTTGCAGACCCATTTAGAGTCGGGCAAGATAATTCTAGGTGGAATAATGGAGTTGGGGCGGAAGACTATATTTTTTCATTCATATCTTCTGTCGAAGAATTGGAAGCTGAATTTAAAAATGTCAGCAGAGAAATTACAGAAATGGTTGTTCATTGGAGCGATACATATACCAACGCTAACATTGGATCTGAGGAAATTAACAGAGCGTTTGTTGGATTGGGGTATAATGGTATTGGTTATCATTATGTCATTAGGAGAGATGGTTCGGTTCAACGTGGAAGACCCTCTGGAATTGAAGGCGAACACGCTCAAATAAATGGACATAATGCTAGAAGTCTTGCCGTTGTATTTGTGGGTGGATTGAATTGTGCTTCTGGAACGCCAAACCCCATAGAATATAGATCATCAGCGTCTTTAACGAGAAGTCAAATGTCTTCTTTCCAAGAAATCTGTAGATCTTTCTACCTAGCATTTCCAGGCGGGCAGATACTGGGGCATAACGACCTAGACATTAATGAAGAAGATCCAGGATTTGATGTTAGGGATTATGTTGATGATGTGTTCGGGAAAAAAAGTCTATTCTCAAACACGTTTAATCAGCCGCCCCTTACCTCTGCTGAAATAAACAACACGAGAATTACATAATGACCAATAATAGGGACAACTTCACATCTAGATCGTTAGAGTTGGGCGAAGGTAGAGAAAACTCTATTGGAATACCCAGAGATGGATTTAGCGATGCTGCCGGAGAATACCCAGATAGAGAATACTATTTTGGTTCTTCTATTAATAAATCTGCTCGTGGCGAAACCGTCGAAGAATTATTTTCTGGCGGCGGTGATTACGGTGTTTCGGTCAAATTCTTTGATCAAAAACCTTCTACATATCCACACAACCAAGTGCAAGAAACCCCTGCAGGGCATGCCATACATGTTGATGATACTCCAGGCGGAGAACGTATACTAATAAAACATCGAACTGGTGCTGGGGTTGAGTTGCGCGCTGACGGAAGCGTATTGTTCTCTTCTGTAAATAAAAAAGTATCAATTACTGGTGGTGATGACGTTGTTATTGTTGAGGGTCAAGCAGATCTAGTATACAAAGGTAATGTCAATGTTAAAATTGCAGGAGATTATAACTTAGAAGTAGAAGGCAATATTAATATTACGACTGCTGGCAATAAGACAGAAAAAATACACCGCAATCACACCAAGACTGTTGACGAGAATCAGAATCATACCGTCAAAGGTTCGCGCAATCTTAAAGTTATTGACGTCAATACAGAAACTCTGTTGTCTGACCGCAATGTATTTGTTAAAGGTGATCAAAAAAACTATGTTGAGAAGTCTGTAGAATTTACGGCAGGAACAAAATTAATAACTACTGCGGTTGACGAATGGGTTGCTTCTTCTCAAATCACCAACATTAACGGAGACACTGTAAGCGTTTTGGGCGTTACAGGAACAATCGGTGGGCATTATATCGACCATTACGGTAAAACCTACTCTGGACCTCCAGACGGTGCTGGAATCGGAGGTACGACTTACTATGGAACCCTTGTCGGTAAAGCGACCGAAGCAATTACAGCAATCTTTGCTGATGAAGCTGGGCATGTGCCTTTCGCCGATTACGCTACAACCGCTGGTTCTGCTCCCACTGGTGCTGCTGTTGCCAAGACTAAGAAATCTTATCCAACCGAAATGCCATACGTACAAATACAAAGAACAGCGGATATGCCAACCACCGCTATTATGACTCCAATATTATCCTCAGGTAATTATGGCATACGAGATGTACAGGTTGATCCAGGGGATGAATTAAAACTGGAAATCTTGAAGTCGGACGATTACGACGATCTTATGACAAGAGAACCTAACATTCACGAGATACGGTCGAAGTTGAGAGATCCATCTATTTTTAATAATGAAAAATTTATTGGCGCATTGATAGGGGAGGGCAGATTGTCTTCTAGTTATGCAGACCAAAGACCACCAGCATTGGGAAGAGCGTCTAGCAAGAAACCTTCTTTGAGATTTGGGAGAACGTTGCTTGGAAATAACCCATCAGAAAACAGAAGCAAGAGGTTTACTCCGTCATGATATATTTGGTTGATCCGCTATACAATCCGAACTTTAGGTCTGAAATTACTTCTTCCACCGCTCTTGCGCCAGGAATAACAATTGCTAAATTTTTAGGTGCGCGGGGAACTCGGGTTCAGTTTGAAAACCTTACGGGAGACAGAACTCTTATTGCTCGACAATTATACCTACAAGCAGAAGCAATGCGGTCCGCGATTTCTAACAAACAGTTTTCAAAAAACCGATTAATTGTTGCTGAGGGCGTTTACAAGCCAGCAATAAGTGAAGTTCCTACAGGAATCAATGATTATAAGCAGACTGGTCGAGCAATAGTGTATCAATTGTTTGGTCAAAACGGAGAGATCGATCTAGAGATGTCGTTCGACCTTGCAGAATACTGGAAAGATTATCAACCATATCAGGAAATGATTCTGGATTATGATACGTTTGATCCATCAGGAAAACTCTCTTGTCAGATAATCTTAATTATGCCTGTAGCAAACGAAACTTTTAATATTTCTTTTGATAAAACCTTGAGCACAACATACAACGGGGCACTTTTATCAAAAAATGAGTTGCTAGAAGTCTTACCTTCATTATAAATAAAAACTAGTCACACAATAAGATATTATAATGGCAACTAAGATATTTTCTCAAGAAGATGCAGATATTAGTAAGATAAGTATTACTAGTTCTCGAAAGACAATATACAAAGATATAGATTTATCATTTACCGCCAACAATATTGGAAATGTTTTTAAGAAAACCGAAACTGCTGCTGTCAAACAAGCAGTCAAGAACATATTGACAAGCAACAGATTCGACAAACCCTTTGATCCAGACTTTGGAGTTGACCTTCGAAGTTATCTTTTCGAGTTGGCAGACGAAAATACTGCAGGCGAATTGATTGAAAGAATAAAAAGTACAATTGAAGCATATGAACCCAGAGCTATCATAAGAAAAATAGATGTAAAATCTGAAATCAGCAAAAATTCGCTTACAATATTATTAAAATTTCAGGTTAGAAATACAGATCAAACAGTTTCGTTTGAAACTACAGTTTCGAGGTTAAGATAAAATGGCAACAACAATTAAATCAACAGCGCTTGATTTTGATACAATTAAAAACAATCTCAAGACTTTCTTTGCTGCAAAAGAAGAATTTACCGATTATGAATTTGAAGCCTCTGGGTTGTCTAATCTCTTGGACGTTCTTGCATATAATACTCATTATAATGCTTTGATTGCCAACTATGCTTTAAATGAATCGTTTTTGGGAACTGCTCAACTAAGAAGTTCTCTTGTCTCTCTATCAGAAGCAATTGGTTATGTTCCAGGTTCCAGGAGCTCTTCCACTGCATACGTTAATATAAAAACCACCTTGACCGGTGTAAATCTACCGCAAAAAATAACTATCGATCCAGGGTTTAAATTTACATCTTCTGTTAATGACATTACATATACCTTTCAAACCCGCGATCAGATCACAGCGAACAATGATGGCGGTGGGAATTACACTTTCAAAATAAATTCACAAAATCCAGAAAATATTGCAATTTATGAAGGCACTCGAAAAACAAAAACTTTCATAGTTGGACCTGTTAGTGAAACAGAATTGTATGTTATCCCCGATAAAAATTTAGATTTAAACACAGCAATAATTAAAGTTTTTGAAAACGCTTCGGCAGTAGATTATACCATATATACCAACCTAGAACTGGCAACAGAAATTACGTCTGATTCGCAGATATATGTTTTGAAGGAAACTCCAAATGGTTTTTATGAACTATCTTTTGGTAACGGAAATACATTAGGTATCACTCCTTCAGCCGGGAACAAAGTTGAAGTTGAATATATTTCTTGTAGCGGCAGTATTGCTAATGGTGCAAAAGTTTTCACTTCAACAGAACAACTTCTTGTCACAAAAACTAATGGTGATGTAATTCAAGCGGTTATAGACAATACCACCATCTTTAGTTCTATTGGTGGATCGGAAAAAGAAACAAACGAATCTATTCGAAAAAATGCACCATTCCAATATACTACTCAAAATAGAATGGTAACTGCGTCAGATTATTCAACGTTGATCTTCCGAAACTTTAATCAATATATCGAAGAAATTCAGTCATGGGGAGGAGAAGACGCTGATGTTCCTGAATATGGAGCAGTGTTCACTTCAATAAATTTCATTAACGGATTGACTGCTTCAGAAGTTGTTGCATTAAAAATAAGAATCATAGAGTATGTGAATAATCTTTCTATCGTTTCTTTCAATCTTCGGTTTGCTGATCCGATAATTACATATATTGAGGCGAGGGTATTCTATCAATATAATCCAAAATTCACAACTCTTGGTTCTAATGCGGTTAAAGCAAATGTTCAATCTGCAATTGATTTATATTTTGCTAATAATATCGGCAAATTTTCTCAATCATTTAGAAGATCAAACCTTCTAACAGAAATTGATAAGGTCGATCCTTCTGTATTGTCCAGTAGATCTGAAATTAAAATGCAACAAAGATTGATACCACAAACAGTTTCTGCAGACGGATTGACAGTTACAAGCAAGCTTGGAGTTACGACGAATTATCTTTTGAGATTTCCTGTTGCTATTGCTGCCCCCGACGATAAAGAGTATATAATTACTTCTTCTCTATTCACTTATGCAAATAGAACGTGTTACTTGAGAAACAAATTAAATAGTAATGTCATCCAAATAATTGACCAAGCGACCTCGGCACCATTTCTTTCTAATATTGGAACTTATGACGCTTCTTCGGGTTTAATAAGGTTAGTTGGATTTGCTCCGCAAAATATTACTAATAACGTATCATATATTAAGATATCTGCTGTTCCTGGGAACCAGAGCGCAATATCTCCAGCAAGAAACAATATATTAGAATATGACACTGATCTTTCTTTGACTCGACCAGTAATCGTTGAAAGTAATTAATAATGTCACACCGAGGATATACAGAAAAAAACCGAAGAGAAATATCCCTTTATGACAGAAGGGTGCGAGAAATTCTTCCTGACAACTTTCCGTTAGAATATCCCAAATTTATTCAATTTCTTGAGACTTACTATGAATACTTAGAATCAACAGATTCACCAGCAGAATTGGTCGATCATCTATTCGAATCAAAAGACATCACTGAGACGGACGAAGTTCTTTTGGGATTTATGGAAGATGAACTTCTTTTGGGGGAAAGTTATTTTCAGGGTTTCAAAGATAAAAGAGCAGCTGCCAAAATATCGAGCTCGTTGTACAAATCAAAGGGTTCTAAACTCTCTATCCAACAATTTTTTCGTACATTCTACCAACAAGATCCAGAAATTGTTTATACAAAAGAAAATATATTCAAACTTAACGATTCTAAAATTGGTCCTGATAGTTTCAGATACATAACCGACGATAAACTATATCAAACTTATGCTATACTAATCAAGGTTGGTATACCAATCACTGATTGGAAAGAAATATATAAACTTTTTGTACATCCTGCAGGATTTTACCTTGGCGGAGAATTGCAGATCATAAGTGAACTTGGGTTTGGGTCTTATGCTCAAAACGATGCATTGGGTAATGCTATACCTTTGGTGTTCGATGGATATGATCTTATGGATAGTGCTGGGCCGCTAGATCCAATCGTACCCACATTGTCAACTTTTGCACAATCTTTTTCATTAGGTGAAGATCAGGCAGAAGCAGGATTTAACGTCTTTGACTCCGATAGAACAAGGATAGGAGAAGTTAAGACTGATCTAGATAGATTCCATCAAGATCAATTTGATAGTAGTCTTTCTATACAAGACATCTCTAGGTTTAATTCTTCACTTCTCAGAACAGTCGGCGGTTTTGTTGTTAATGGTGTTAAACCTACGTATCAACCTGGAGGTATTCCTGGGGTTGATTATGCTTCTGCATACGTACCATCATACCCAACCTTTGATGTTGATGCACTTACTGGCATTCCTGATTCTGATCAGGTTCTTGGTCACGATATTGACTTCTCTGCTGATTCTTCACCAACGACTAATGTATTCCGCGGTGGATTAACGACGATGGATAGGCAATAACCTTATAAATAACCATAGATTAAACTGGATTTCAAAATGGCAAGACAAACTATTTTCACAGGAACGACGGCGAATGATGGAACTGGAGATTCCCTTCGTTCTGCTGGTGTTAAATTAAACGCTAATTTCTCGGAACTATACGGAAAGTTTGGTTCAGATTTAACTTTGTCTGAATTAATTGATTTTGATAGCGCCAGCATCAATATTTCAAATCCAGCGCAGACATTCAAAACTAATATTTCAGTTATTTTACCAACACAAAATAACTTTGTTAAGGTTCCCAATTATACAGGCAATTTTGTTGTTGATTCGGCAACACAGACTCTAAAAAATAAAACTTTAGAAACCCCTGTGATGGTTACTCCAAAGTTTGGTGACACCACAAACACGCATCAATATTCTATAGTGCCCAGCGAACTGATCGCCAATAGAAATATCACGCTTCCTTTGCTGACTGGTGACGATGAATTTATTTTTGCTAGTCATCCGCAAACAATAACAAATAAGGTTTTAGATTCTGATCAGTTCATCAATCCAAGAATAGAAGGTGACATAAAGACTTATGGTGGCGCTCCAATGTTGAATTTGGAAGACCGAACTTCGGGATCTGCGTCAGTCAATTCATTGTCAATTTCTAATTCTTTGACTGGTAACCCGATTGACTTAATTCCATCTGGTGCAGACGCTGCGGTAGATCTTCGGTTGAGGGGTAAAGGTGCAGGTGCAACTCTGTTGTCTCTTCGTGTTGCATTTGGCGAAGGAAACGCGACTGTTGCCGAGACATCAAACAATTCCACATATAGTGCAACGGAACCGTATATAATTCAAGATGACGCCAATCCTGTTGGATCTGTCTTTCAAGATCTTCCTGACGGATCAGTGATCGGAGAAGTAAGATATATAACAAGTAGAATCGCATCAAACACGTTAAGGGTCACGCCCGATAATTTTGCTCAAGGAACTTGGTTCGAACTGGCATCAAATAGAACCGCCCATCTTATATGGGATGGTACTAATTGGTTTGTTGTAAACACAAGCGATGTAACATTAGGATAAAAGGTTAGATAACATGACTGCAACTATAACAGACGATTTCAAAAGACAACTGTCTGGTAATCTTCAAAAAACGTACGACTCTGGAGACACGTATTATATTTGCGTTGGGAGATCAGAACAATGGAATGATACAGATGTTCCTCCTGGAGTTTCTCTGCAAGATAATTTGCAATCTCTTTCTTTTAGTAGACAAACTAGGCTTTCCATGCAGTCTGCCAAACGAGTATTCAATTTATCTTATGTTATTCCGAGGTATAACTGGCAGTCAGGTACAATTTTTCAAGCCTACGACGATACCATAACTGATGTTACCGACAACACAAAATATTACGTTGTAACTGAACTAAACCAAGTTTACATGTGTTTGAGGTCGGGTATTGATGGCGCTGGTAATATAATACCATCAATCGTTCAACCAACTGGCGTGTCAGTAAACCCGTTTAAGACTGCTGATGGATATTTCTGGAAATTCATGTACACAATCAGCGTTGGTGATACTGACAAATATGTGACAACTAAATTCTTGCCTGTGCGGTATATCGATTCTGCTGGGCCCGAAGACGAAGCAACAATAATTGAACAAAAGGGTATTCAAAATGCAGCATCGCCCAAACAAATAGTTGGATATAAAGTCACAAATAATGGCGCTGCCTCTTATGTTACTCCTCCGACGGTTACAGTTGTCGGAAATGGGACTCAAGCTCAGGCACGAGCTTCGATTGATGCTGGTGGTAATTTAATTTCAGTTGAAGTCGATAGTAATGGTTCTGGTGGTTGGTTGTTTGGAACTGGTTATGATTATGCCGAGGCGATTGTTAGTGGAACTGGTGAATGTGTTCCGATCCTTGGACCTCCGTTGGGTCTGGGCGGCGACCCGACAATAGATCTTCGTGCGACAAGGCATATGTTCAATGTTCGTCTGGTCAACGACGAAACAGGAACGATTATTGCTGGAGGACAAGATTTTAGGCAAATGTCGTTATTGAAAAATCCTTTAGTTTATAACCACATCGGTGATTCTGCATATACTGAAAACACCGGTATTTTCCTTGATGGGTTTAAAATGTCTGGATTAACAGGCACGTTTTTTAATGACGATGTTATATCGGGTACTGGCATTCCAACCCCCAAAGGGATAGTGGATAAATACTATGATAGCGCCGGTATAGGATTTTTAACTTATCATCAAAACGACTCAACTGGATATACTCCGTTTGTTGGAAATATGCTTATTACAAGTCAAAGCGGTGCAAGCGGAACAACGCTTTCTTCCAATAGGGAAATCAACCCAGATATTGATAAATTTAGCGGCGAATTAATTTACATAGATAACCGAACTGCAGTCCCAAGAGAAAACGTTTCTCAGCAAGATTTGAAAATAGTAATTAGATATTAAAGGTCAGAATAATGCCTAACACATTTACTCAAAATACATTTGCCTCAACTTATAATGACGATTGGTCCGAAGGTAAAGGATACCATAAGGTATTGTTTAACGGAGGAAGAGCTCTTCAAGCAAGAGAACTGAATGAAATGCAATCGATTATCCAAGCTGAAATCCAAAGACTTGGTAATAATTTATTTAAAAGTGGAGCAATCGTTAATCCTGGCGGAGTAAGCGTCAATAATAGTTATGAATATGTGAGATTAAATGCTACTGGTGGTGCGTTGTCAAATTCTCACGTAGGCACAACGATAACAGGTCAAACTTCTGGCGTTGTTGGAAGAATTGTTCAATCTGTTCTCGCCGGATCTGCAAGTAATGACACAACGAATGTTCCGACGATTTGGGTAACTTATACAGATACTTCGGCAGGAGTCAGCGGAGGAACAGCAGTAAGGTTTACTCCAGGCGAAGTTTTAACCTGTTCTGCTGGTAACTTATTGATAGAATCTCCAGGATATAGCACAGCTGGTATTCCTCCGGTAGGAACTGGTTGCAAAGCGTCAGTCGCTGGGGGCGATCTTTTTGTGTTGGGACATTTTGTACACATAAACCCCCAATCATTAATTTTATCAAAATACTTCTCAAACTATACCGGAAATATTGGATTCAGGGTTGTACAGGACGTTTTCACTAGTAGCGATACTGTTGATTTATACGACAATCAATCGGGGATACCAAACCTAACCTCTCCAGGCGCGGATCGATATAGAATTAGATTACTATTATCAAAAGAAGAAACTGTATTAAGCACAGAAACCTTTGTGTTTTTGGCGAGAATTACCGAAGGCGTCGTCACACAAGCAGGTACAGGATCAAACCAATACAATAAAATTAATGATGTGTTGGCAAAAAGAACTTTCGAAGAATCAGGCAACTATATGGTTGAGCCTTTTAAGATTCAGTTTGAGCAGATCGATTCTGCAGTAAACGATAAACTTTATCTTAATATTTCTAAGGGAATTGCATACATTAATGGTCACCGAGCAGTTGCTCCAGCGCCGACACGATTAGTAATCCCCAAACCTACTTATGCCGAACTAGTAAACAACGAACAAATACCTGTAATCTTTGACAGATATATTATTGTCGACAATACCGATAATACAACGCATAGAGGTCTCCCCGAATTAAACACTCCGGTAAACGTTTATAACGCCACTGGTGCTGGTGGTTCTATAATAGGTACTATTACTATTCAAGCGATAGAAAGGGGTTTTGGCAATACAACTAGGTTGTATATCGGAAAATCCCCTAGTAATTTTACTGGTGGATTCCGGACTGCTCGAAGCATTGGTTTAGGAGCGACAGACTTTTATAATATCGTTCTTGAGGGAAATCCCGCCAGAGCAGTTGTTAAAGGTGATGAAAGGCATAAAGATTTATTATTCCGACTTCCAAGACCGAGACCAAAAGAAATTTCTGATATCAGTTATACTTATCAGTTTGAACAAAATATTACAGGAACGGGCACGACTCGGTCAATAACAACTCCAGATGGATTTAATTTTACAGATACTTCTAGCTGGATAGTTGCAAGTGAAAGTGAAGGGCAGGTGGCAGTATCGATCGTTCTTAATGGCAATTCTACTCAAGCAGATATTTCTGGATTGCAAAGTAGTACCGCTTATGAGGTGGTTGGATATAAAGTGTTGGCCAATGCTGTTGAAAAGGGTAAGTATCCTACTATTGGATATTTGGGGCAAACACCTGGATCTGTTACGACTTCTGGAAATACTGCGGTTTCTCTGGGCGTCCATGACGTGTATCAATTGTCTGAAGTAAAAGATAGTGCATCCGGTGAAAATATCTCGCAATATTTTACGTTAGATGGTGGGCAAAAAGATACTCATTATGAAGAAAGCCGATTGATTAAAAGATATCCATATTCTGGTCCAATTTATGCAAAATTCTATCATTACGATCGTCAAGCAGGTGGTAATTTTTATTCTGTTGAATCGTATCTAGATAACGTTGGTGATGGTTTGCTTTCTACATACGATAACATCCCAACCTATCAACCAAAATCCGACGCAACCACTAGGTTGTTCAACGTTTTAGATTTCCGTCCTGATCTTGATGCGTCTGGTAATGTTGTTAATGGCACAGGAGATTTCTTTGTACCTAAGAGAGCGTTAAATATAACTGCAGATGTATCTTATTATTTGCCTCGCGCTGACAAATTGATGTTTACGCAAGAAGGTAAATTTCTTTATATGCAGGGCGTTCCTTCTACTAATCCACAATATCGAAAAACTCCAGAAGGTGCATTAGATCTGTATAAGGTCTTAATGAATGCCAATACTTTAAATCCATCTGACATCAAATCAACGCATATTGAAGCGCGTCGATATACTATGGCAGACATTGGTAAAATTGAACAGAAAGTTGATCGCCTTGAAGAAGTAACCTCTTTGAGTTTATTAGAACTAGACACTAAGAATTTAAACGTTCTTGATGCTGATGGTAATTTAAGAACCAAGTCTGGATTTTTTGCTGATAACTTTGCTGATCAAGTATTTTCTGCCACATCATTACCTGATTACAGAGCATCTGTCGATATGTCCGGTAAGGTAGTTCGACCAATATTTGATGCTGATAATATTCGTTTAGTATTTGATGTCGCTGGTTCTAAAGGCGTTGTTAAAAAAGGTGATAATGTTTATCTTGAATATGAAGATCTAGAATGGCAGAGCGTTAGCATTGCATCTGGAGCAGAACCAGTAAACCCATTCTTAATTCCAAATTATACTGGAACGATGAAACTTTCTCCTGCTTCTGATGAGTGGAAAGATGTTGAATATGCTGCCAACAAAGTAGTCGACGGCGGACAGAGAATTGATAAAGTACAAGCGTATTTGTGGAACGAGCACGAATGGAACTGGGCAGGTGCTGATCCAAATTCTTTGGAAGTTGGGTCAATTACCAACCAAACATCTGAGATTGTTGGTTCATCTAAGAATGTGGTAACAAATTCTTCCACTAGCGACGATGGAACAACATCCTCCGTAACAGACACATCAACCACATCTACCACCACAACTACAGCACATACTGTAAGCAGAATTGTTTCGTCAGAGACAATTCAAGAAGTAATTGGTGATAGGGTTGTTCAGACTGCTTTAGTTCCATGGATGAGATCTAGAAAAATTTGGTTCATGGCGGAAGGTCTTCGTCCAAATACAAACGTATTTCCTTATTTCGACGGGTATAATGTTGCCAATTGGTGTCGTCAAGAATCTACATATGTTCAATGGGCGGATCGACCCGAAGATAACGGAAACGCCAACACCAGTCGTACAACGGTTTCGCATCCACAGGGTTCTACTGCGTTGACTACTGACGCTTCTGGTACTGTTATTGGATCATTCTTTATACCAAATATGAGACCTCCTGCGTTAACAACAAACGGGTATAATCCACAGGATGATATTTGGAGATTCCGTTGTGGTTCTTTAGAATTTAAATTATTAGATGTTAATAAAAATAATGACGGCGCAGCAATTTGTAAAGCGTCTACAGTATATACAGCAGCAGGAACGCTAGACACCAAACAAAAAACTGTTTTGTCTACAAGGGTTCTTGGTGAAGTAACAACTGTAAACTATACCGAAGATACTCTGGTTGAAACGGAATCTGACACAACCATACATGAACGTGTTGAGGTCGTCGTAGTAGAAAAAATCGAAGTAGAAGTTCCGGCAGCACCCTTACCGCCAGAAATCGTTCAGGTTGAGGTTATTACATATGTCGAGCAAGACCCTATCATTATCTATGTACCTGTTATAGAAGAAACCGGAGAAGAAAATACTGAGGCAGATAATACAGATTTACCGGCAGAACCAGTAGCAATCACACCGATCGTCGAAGTTCAGGTAGAAGTTGAGAATGGTCCGCTGATCGATGTACTTTCTAATGAAGGTGGAGTGGGAAATAGTACCAGTGGATCTGTAGTAGAATCCGCCAACCTTACGCTTGCTTATGGATATTCTGTTCCATTAATTAATATATCCGTTGGGAGTTTGGGTGGTGGGGGTGGTGGGACCCAGACTCAAGGAATATATTATCCTGGCCCGACCGATGTTTCAGAACAGCAAACAGTAATGGCAGAAACTATAACAATTGCACCTGAAGTTACTCTTCCAGAAGCACCAAATTTAATATCATTAATAAATTCAACTGTAAGCGGTACTCCGATTGTTGAAGAAAATTATTCAGTAGCGCTTACCCCAGCTGTGCAGTCAGAAAATAAATTTGACCCTGTGCCTAATGTTGTAGCTAAAGTTGAGCAAGTAAATCCAGGCGGCAGTGGTTTGCTTAGTGATGGATCCGAAGTAAGGAACATACCAGCGAAACAAATCAATGCGGCGACTACGCCGACTGCCAAAACCGGCAGGCCGGGTGGTCGCGGTGGTCGGCGAGGATTGAATGTAGATCCAGTTGCGCAAACTTTCTATGTTGACAATCAATATGGGATTTACATGACTAAGGTTGCAATATTTTTTGCAACTAAAGACCCAGATATTCCTGTTCGAGTAGAGATTCGACCAGAAGTAAACGGTGCTCCTTCTGCATTTCAATCTATGACAAGTAAAACTTTGGCAGCATCACAAGTAACTGCTGTGACAGAAACTTATGCTACCCCAACAATGGCGCAGATCAATAGTTTGCCAACTATTTTTGAGTTTGATGAACCTGTTTTTCTAAGTCCCTTTACTGGGTACGCTATTTGTGTGATTGCTCCAAATACAGTAAAATATAATGTCTACGTAGCAGAAATGGAGAAGTATGTTTTGGGTTCGAGCGACGTTAGAATTCTCAAACAACCTTCATTGGGATCTTTCTTCAAATCGCAAAACTCTAGAATATGGGAACCAAATCAACAAATCGATATGATGTATCGAATTTATAGAGTATCGTTCAAACGAAGTGGGTTTGCTCTTCTCAATAATTCGGAAGTTCCTGCGAAATTGTTGAAAGAAAACCCAATCTACACAACATCTGGTTCAGCAGAAATTTATGTAGAACATAAAGACTGCGGATTGATCGTTAATGATATGGCAAGTGTTACTGGACTTAATCCCAGCTCTAGTTATGGCGGTATTTTAGGTTCTGCGATAATGGGTAGAAGGGCAGTTACTAAGGTTGATGGTGCTGGTTATACATTCAATGCTGATACCAATGCTACTGTTACTGCTGTTACGGGCGGAGATGATGTTTATTCTGATCGCAATGTGCATTTTAACATAGCAAACCTTGAAGCACAAACAATTGTGCCAAATTATACTTCAGTTTCTGCGTCATATAAGTTTACGACAGGTAAACCCATAGCAGGACCGGCGGCAGGTGCTATAACGCCATACGATAAGGCGACAGTTTTTTCTAGAATTACACCTAAAATAAATAATTCCTTTGATTATCCTAAAGTTATTGCAAATCGTTATAACGAAATCTTACCAGGAAATTTGAATGGCGCAAAATCAGCAACAGTAAAAATAGATTTTACTAGTAGCGCGGGTTTTGTTTCGCCGCTACTTGATTTACAACGTTGTTCTTTAACGTTGATCGAGAATATTATTGATGACCAAGACGCTGCTAGTACTGCAGATGGTAAAATTGTACCAATTAAATATATTCCAGAAACTGATCCTTACAATGGTACTCATTTGGCAAAACACATTACCGTTCCTGTAGCTCTTGCCGAAGACGCAGTTGGTATCAAAGTATTGCTTGCTGCCAACCGCCCCAATGGATCTAACTTTGACCTTTATTATAGAACAGCAGCAGAAGGTGAAAATATCATCGATAAATCTTGGATCTTGGATGCTCCTGAAAACACATTACCCAGCGATGACAATCCATCTATATTCAGAGAATATACATATCTAATAGGTGGTGATGATGGAACCCTTGACTCGTTTAGCGAATATCAATTGAAGATTGTTTTCCGATCTGTAAACTCTTCGGCAGTTCCTAAGATTAGAGATTTACGAGCAATAGCGATGGTGGATTAATGGATTTATTAAAGGTGGATGGCCATGCTGGATTGGCCAGAGACGCTCAATCGGGCGCGATAATTAATATAAATAAACGTGAAGCAGAAGCAGCCCGTGAGAGGAAAAAGAAAAAACTTGAGGCAAAGGCAAAAAAAGAAATGCTAGAGCAGCAGGTCAATACCCTCCAAAGCGAAGTTTCTGATATTAAAGTCATGTTAACTAAAATATTAGAGAAACTATAATGGCAGACCCGTACGGATACCCAAGACCCACAGTTGTCGCCCTTGTTGATAACCTCAACGAAATGCGTCGTAAAGTTAATCAAATAAGTGATGATCTAGGTGATAAAAGAACATTACTTATTAACCCAGGAACTTCTTTTGAGAAAGATAGCGATATAGCAGGAGTCTTAATTGAACTTGATTACAGAATTAATCAGCAAGACAGCGATCTTTACCTAAGAATTGATGGTGGAAGTTTATTCCTCCATAATGGTAAAACAAACACTACTCATGGCGAATTCATTTATGATAGTGCTGCTGGTGCATTACAATTAAATGCTCCAAGAGGTAATTTCACTATTGATGCATTGGGCGATATTATTCTCGACGCTGATGGCAATGACATTATCTTTAAGAATGGTTCTGGTGGCGATACTGTTACTCACACTTTAGCAAACGATGGTAATTTTGTCATTGCTGCACCTGCCAATTATACTGTTGATGTTGTTGGCGACATTACGTTAGATGCTGCTGGCGATAACATCTTCTTTAAAGACGCTGGCACTACTCGGGTAACATATACTCTTGGCGCTACAACCGACATTTCAATGCTCGGTAGTTTAACCACTAACGTTGATGGTTCGATTGCGGATTCTGCTGGTACTAGTATTTCGCAAACATCAGGATCTACTTTCGCACAAACATCAGGATCTACTTTCACACAAACATCAGAATCTACTTTCGCACAAACCTCTGGCGGCAACTTTACCACTAATGTTACTGGTGAATATCTGGTAGACGTCTCTGGAGATATTACTTTAGATGCAGACGGTAATGATATTATCTTCAAGAATGGCGCTGGTGCTGATACGGTTACTCATACATTAGCAGATGATGGTAATTATACCATTGCTGCTCCTAATAACTACACTTTAGATGTTACTACAGACATTACTCTGGACGCTGATGGTAACGACATCATCTTCAAGAACGGATCTGGTGGAGATACTGTTACTCATACATTAGCAGATGACGCTAATTATACCATTACTGCTCCTGGGGATTATACAGTAGATACTGTTGGTGACATTACTCTTGATGCTGATGGCAATGACATTATCTTTAAGAACGGAGCGGGAAGCGACCAAGTTACTCATTCGTTAGCGGATGATGCTAACTATGTGATTACATCTCCTAATAATTACACCCTAGATGTCTCAACTGATATCACCCTAGACGCGGATGGTGGTAATTGGTTCTTCAAAGACAATGCTGTTACTCAGTTCGAATTTATCGCTGGAACCAATAAAGAGATCGATGTACCATCTGGTGATCTTACAATCGATGTGGCAGGAGATATTAATCTCGATGCAGATGGTGGCGATGTCGTTATTCTGGATGGAGGAGTAGAAGATTATAGATTCGCTACAGACGGTACTGTATCCCGAACAGGTGATTTGATATTAGATATATCTGGAGATATTACTTTAGACGCAGACGGCAATGACATTATCTTTAAGAATGGAGCTGGTGCTGATACGGTTACTCATACATTAGCGGATACTGGCGATTACACAATTACATCCCCTGCCAATTATACAGTAGATACTGTTGGTGACATTACTCTTGATGCTGCTGGCGATAACATCGTATTTAAAGATGCCGGTAGTACTCGGGTAACATATACTCTCGGTGCTACAACTGATATTGCCTTAGCTGGCAATTTAACCACCAACGTTGGGGGTTCTATTGTAGATTCTGCTGGAACCACCTATACAAGAGTTGCTGGCACTAATATATCTGATACGGCAACGACAGGAACAATTACCCAAACTTCTGGAACAACCTTTAATCAGGTGTCCGGAGGGAACTTCACTACAACAGTTACTGGTAATGTACTCGTAGATGCTTCTGGTGATATCACCTTAGACGCTGATGGCAACGATATTGTTTTTAAGAATGGAGCAGGCGGCGATACTGTTACTCACACATTAGCGGATGACGCTAACTATACCATTACTGCTCCTAATAACTATACTGTTGATGCTGTCACAGATATTATTTTAGATGCCGATGGCAATGACATTATCTTTAAGAATGGTGCTGGTGGAGATACTGTTACTCACACTTTAGCGGATAACGCTGTTTTTACACTAACTACGCCTGCTAATTATACTGTAGACGCGGCTGGCGACATTACGTTAGATGCTGCTGGTGATAACATCATCTTTGCTGATGCTGGTAGCTCTAGAGTAATATATACTCTCGGCGCCACAACTGATATTGCTGTGGGCGGCAGTTTAACTACTAATATTGGCGGAACGATGCTAGACTCGTCGACCGGTGATATGACCTTTGTAACTAATGCAAATTATGCTGCGACTTCAACAGGCACATTTAATCAAACATCTGGCGGCAACTTTACCACAACCGTTACTGGTAATGTACTCGTAGATGCTTCTGGCGACATTACTTTAGACGCAGACGGTAATGATATTATCTTTAAGAATGGTGCTGGGGCAGATACGGTTACTCATACATTAGCGGATGATGCTAACTATACCATTGCTGCACCTGGCAATTATACTGTAGATGCTTCTGGTGATATCACCTTAGACGCTGATGGCAATGACATTATCTTTAAGAATGGTGCTGGGGCAGATACGGTTACTCATACATTAGCAGATGATGCTAATTATACCATTGCTGCTCCTGGTGATTATACTGTAGATGCAGTTGGAGACATCATCCTTGATGCGGCAGGTACGCAGATTATATTAAAGAAAGAGGGGACTCAGTTTGGAGAGTTTATAACAAGCTCCACGCCTGATCATTTATACATAAAATCTTCTATACAAGATAATGATATTATCTTTGGTGGCAACGATGGCGGTACACCAATAACAGCCCTCACCCTTGATATGTCTGATGCTGGTAGTGCCATATTCAATAATGATGCTTATTTTCCTGACAATGGTAAAGTCGTCTTCGGCGCTGGCAGTGACCTACAGATTTATCATGATGCTAGTCATTCCTACATCGTCGATGCTGGTATAGGAAACATGTATATCAGCACAAATGGTAATGGCATTGTTATGCAAGCGTCACTTAGCGAAACAATGTTTGCAGCGTTGCCTAATGGCGCAGTTACTCTCTACCACGACAATGCCGCCAAACTAGCCACCACAGCCACAGGCGTCGACGTAACAGGTGTTATCACAACAGACGGTATGACTACCTCTGCTGACGTTAACTTTGGTGATAACGATAAAGCCATCTTCGGCGCTGACAGCGACCTAGAGATTTATCATGATGGGTTAAATAGTTACATAACAGACAACGGTACAGGAGATTTGATAGTAACTTCTCCTACAGCTTATCGTGTGCGGACTGATCAGTTTCAGATAAATAACGCCGCCAATACTGCGGAGT